TTACGCTCCTTAGTAAGACTATTAATTCTATTGTTAAGGAACTCTATTTCTTTTTGTTTTATTCTTTCTAGTTCATTCATCCAAGCCATTAGTCTAACACCTCAAAGTCTAAACCATCTGTCCATGTCAGACGAGATGTATTGTGATGATACTTAGCTGCACCAGCTGGACCAGTCTTACCTGTAAACCTAGACTTAAGGACAGTGAAGTTAATTGTATTACGTACATCTTCATTCTCATCAGTCATGTTACGACTAAAACCTATTATATCGAATGATATCTGCTTAATAGAGCCTGAGCCTTTGATATCATCTAGACTAGGTAGTTTACCTTCTTCAAAGTTCTTACTACCCACCAGTCCTTTACGTAGATGACTGATAATACCTAGCCATATATTATGCTTCTTAGTTATCTTAAGTAAGTCTGACATAACTTTATCTATGGCTTCATTACCACTATAGCCTTCAGCACCTTCAGATACTGCTATAGTTATATGGTCGAGTATAAGATACTTACAACCCATCAGAGCCATATACTCTATCTTATCTATCAATGACTCGTCACCTACAGAGCCTTGATGATCTAATAGTACTAGCCTATCAGTACCAAAGACCTCTTTAGATGCTTGTTCTTGTTCCTCTAATGGTACATCATACTCTTGTAGGTTCTGTCTCAACTGCATCTGAATAAACTTCTCAGCAGTATCACCAACAGATTCTTCTAATGATATCATACCTATTTTATCTTGAGTCTTAGCGAGTAAGTCTAGCACTATCTCTTTAATGACAGTACTCTTACCACTACCAGTACCACTGGTGAATAAGGTTATCTCACCGAACCTCATACCTTTAGTTTTATCATTGATACCTCTAAGGCAATCAGGATAGGCTACACTTTCTCTTGATTGTCTCTCAAGATATTGTTCCCATACAGCCTCGTGACCCATAACAATACCAGCTGGACTATAGGGTTGTGCATCCCATATAGCTTCCATGACTCTCATGTATCCGCCTTGATTGAATAACTCACAAGGATCTTTTGCAGTACTACTAGCTACCTTAACCTTATCTATACCGATTATATTAGCAGCTTCTCTTATAGCCTTATTACCTGCATCGTCATTATCAAAGAATAAAACTACCTCTTCAAACGATCTAATCCATGTACGATTGAGTAGTAAACTCTTGAGGTTAGTTGACGAAGCCACACTAATAACTGGATAGATCTTCTTGTACTTGTTGAGGGAAGCTTGTGCAACCGCCATCGCATCGAACTCTCCCTCTGTGATGACAAGGCGTTTACCTCCATTTCCAAAAGCTTGACTACCAAACGGCTGGACATCTTTAAATTCTCCTACTGTCTTAAATTGTTTAGGCATAGTCCTTATCTTATAAGCAGCTAGTGTATTACTAGAGTCATAGTAAGGATAACAATATGCTTCTATCTCTCGTTTATCATTGTACATAACACGAACATCGAAGTGTTCTGCTACTGCTTTAGTGATACCTCTCTCTTGACAACCCCTATGGTCTCCAAGAGTCTCTTTAAACTTAGTCATATCTATTACGATGTTAGATATATTAGTCATTTTAGTTTCCTTTCGTTGTCCTACTTTCTGTACATGAACTCCACATACAAAGCAATAGCCATGATCATCATCGTATAAAGCGAATCCATCTGAGCTACCACAGTCTTCACAATTAGTTTTACCTATCTCTTTACTTTCCGAATATTCTTTTCTCTTTAGCATAACGGTTTTCCTTTCGTTTACGTCTTGCTCTTTGTGAGCGTGAGTTACGCTCTCCTCTTTTGTTACCAAATAATTCATCCCAAGCTTTCTCAGGACGCTTTTGTTGTGTTGCGTTCATTGTATTCCTCTATAAAAGATTTAGTTAACATCCATTTCTCACTACCAAGTGTCTTATTATAAAAGACTTTCTCACCGTTCTTATCTACCGAAGTGAGAACTTCATATTCAATCTGTGATTTTACTTCTAAATAATTTAAAGCAGATTTATCTGGTGCTTCTGCTAACATAATGAATTCATAATCATCTTTGTTATCAGCTACCTTAACAGATATTTCTGAGCTAGAAGAAGCATAGGTCTTCCAATTAGATTGTCTTACTCGTTTACCTTTACTGTAGTTCCAGTAAGACTTCTTGCCTATGTATTTCTTTCCTGTACTCTTTTCAATGATAAGATATACAAAGCCTTCTGCTTCATATGGATTATTATTGAATGTGACTTCCCATTGACCATTAGGTTTTGAGTCATCACCAGTAGCCTTCCAAGCTTTCTGATCAAAGGCTACACACACAGTGCTATTACTGGGATTGACCCATACAGTCAGGTCACCCTCCCATTTCTTCTTGAGACCTAGCTTAGTCCTTAAGTTAGACTTACACCTTATCTCACCATGTTCTTCTGTCTTTATTCCAACCCAACCTTTACTATCTACTTTAGTTACCTCTGTAATGATTACGTCTTCGTATCTTTGGTGGTCTGTTATATTAGACATAACATTTCCTTTCTATATCTTAAAGAAATCATCTGGAGTTCTTAGTATATGTATACCATTAGCTGTCTCCATCAGTTTCTCTTTCCAGTTTACTATACCGAACTTAGCTCGATAAGCTGCTAGGACTCTAGCCTTACGTCTATTCATTGGTACACCCTTGAGCATCTTCTCAGCAATCTTTGGTCCTACTTTAGGTAGTCCAGGAAGATTATCTGTTGGATCACCCTTAAGCATCTGTAACCAGTAATGTAAGTCAGCACTGTCCTCATCTATCTTATAGAATTGTTCTCGACGAGGATTATAGTGGTCACCCACAATACAGTCAAGGTCTTTATCAATATGTACTACACAGAAATCCTCTTTCTTTTCAAGGAGTTCTATTGATTTAATGCGTACCATATCATCTGCTTCCATACCATGTGCAGGTATAGCAAGCTCTTTCTCAACGATAAGATCCATCAATGGTCTAAAGAGTTGTGCATCTTTAGGTGGTTCTTTTCTGTTGGCTTTATATTGTGGACATAGCTTATATCTAAAGTTATCTTTACCACCACAATATACTATCACCTCATCAGCCCATACAGGACCAACCCAGTTCTTATCTAAGAGATACTTGTAATTATCTAAAGCATTCTCTACAGTCTCCATCTGCCAAGCGGCTTGATAGATACAACTGTCTGCATCAACTACTGCTATCATTCATAATTCTCCTCTGCATAGCCTTGTTGATAGTCATTCCAGCTATCTTTAAGTTCATCTTCTACTTCATCGTACTTGAGATGAACAACTAAATCCTTTTGGTTTCTCATATGATCTCTATACTCAGCCCAAGTTTCTGCTATATACAAATACTCCTGAGCTATTTCATAGAACTCATCTTCTTTAAGCATAGCTATTCTTTTCATTTGTCCCATAGTATTTCCTTTCTAATGAACATCTGCGTAACAGTTACCTATGACACCATCGCCATCCATACAAGTTACATTGAATTGTTTAGGTGCTTCTCTGAATGACTCAATACAAATCTCTTTGACTCGTTCTGCATCAGTCTCTTTAGCAACCCATGCCATCTCATCATGATAGAATATAACTGGATAAGCATCTAGCTTTTCCTCAGCTATCTTATTCATGGCATAACCTACTGCAGCTTTACAAGTGATAGCTTCAGCTGATTGTAGTAGATAGTTTAGTGATTGGTGTGCACTGTTAACGTATACACGCCTACCATCAAGAGCAGGTACAAAAGCATGTCCATATCCATTCTTTGTTTTCTGAAATATGGTATCAAGTTTTGCCTTGATCTTTCCAAGTCCAGGAATCGCTGATTGATACTTTGCTTTACTTTCATTGCCAGCCTTATCATCTGGTTTACCTGTAAGTATCGTACCAAGCTTCTTACCTCCGCCACCAAAGAGATAGGCATACAGCCACCTCTTAGCATCACCACGAGAGCTTCCAAGAATATTAGCATTATAAGAATGTATATCTCCACTAGTAACCTCCTCTGTAAACTTATCATCACCTATATAGTGACACAAGGCTCTCATCTGATTACCAGCTGAGTCAGCTCCAACCACTCGATAGCCTTCTTCACATATGAATAATGATCTCATCTCTTTACCCCAAGCAGCTTCTACTGAGGGTAGATTAGTTATTATCTCATGTCTAGCTCTGAATGTAGGTGTTCCTATGACCCACATCTTACCATGAAGTCTACCATCTTTAACTGCTTCAAGCCAACCTTCGAGTATAGACTTCCTAGATCTAGTTGTATAGTATCTATCTATGTCTTTACCTATATCTCCCAGCAGTGCTAAGCTTGTGGTGGTAAGCTTTGGACTTGTCTTATGGAATTCATAACCGACTTTCTTATAGTTCCAGTCATCAGGCTTCCATCCAATGGTATAGAGATATTCCTTTATCTCTTCCATGTTCTTTAATGTGACCTGTGTCTTATAACTACGCTGAAACTCTTGTTCAGGATTCCATTCCATCTCATCAGGCTCATTGCCATCGAGATACTCTCTCAATAATCTCCTAGTGACTGCTGTGAATGCACCCTTCTTAGTGTACTTAGCTTTCTTAGGAGCTTTATCAACCCATATAGTCATCTCAGGTAGATTAGGGTGTATCCTATCTTCAATAGCATTGAGTTCATCTGTCATTTGTTTGTGTAGTCTGTGAGCTCCATCGACATCGAATAGCCAACCCTTCATACGTACTCTAGCCTCAAAGATAGCCGCATCATGCTCTGCACGAAGACCCTTTGTTATCAATGGCTTAGTAGTAGATTGGTCTTGTAACTCTTTGAGTAGTATATCATAGACTCTAGCATTCAATGACACATCTCTTATACAGTACTTCATCATGCCTTCTGTATAGGTAGACCAATCATCGTATTCAAACTTAGCGTAGCCGAGATGATCACCCCAGCTACCTAGTCCATGCTTATGACCTCGATTGTAGTTAAGAGTCTGACTCATAATCCATGTATCATGTATCTTCTTATCGAAGAGATTAAGACCAGTTATCTTTTCAATCATAGGTAAGTCATAGCCTATAATGTTGTGTCCTATCAGACAAGAAGCTTTCTCTAGCATCTTTAAACCATCAGATACACTCATGTATTTATCATCATAGTCTGTGAAGCTATAGACTTTCTTAGTCTCGATATCTTGAATGACAAGACACCATATAAGTGTTGCATCAAGACCATCGGTCTCAATGTCAAATACTAATTTCATTTTAATCCTTTCCGTTATCACAACTCGGACATACAAAGTTCTTTTCCTTTATATCCAATGCCGAGCTAAGATACTCTTTATAACATTTAGGGCATACTATTAACTCTCTACTGTTGCCCAAGAAATTCTTCTCCATCTCCTTTAAGGAGGTCTTTATATCCATTGTATATTTTTCCTTAATAAACAAGGAATTAATCCAATCAAATAGCATCCATACCTTCCCATGCTTTACTGTTAAGCATCTTTTGTACTGCATCTTGTCTTCGGATAATAACTCTATGAGGGTTAGGAACATTCTCAGGGTGTGAAGCCCAATCAGTTGCTGCATTGTATGCCGCCCATTTATTATTACCGAGTACAGCAGTCTCTTGACGATAGTTATCCATCAGCTTTGTTAGCTGTTTCCAATTAACCTTATTAGTTAATGTAGGTGTAGTTGGTTTAGCTAGTGTTCTTTCAAACACACCCTGCACTAATTCAGTAGTGACTGCAGTCTTTCTCCAAGAATCCCATAGCTCTCTATCATTAAAGAATACTTCAAGTGCCATCTTGATTTGATCAGCTGAGGCTTGTATATTAAATCCTGAAGTGTGTTTGTTCTTTTCCATTGTCACACTTGCTGGTGATGTACAACCATTTAAACACCAAAGTCTTTCGCCATAAGCATTGATCATGATCGACCACATCCCATCATATGAGTTCATGTAGTCAACTTTAAATCTTATTATGTCATTTACTTCAGGGTCTTTCTGTGTTAAGTCATTGAAAACAAAAGAACCTTTTAGCTTCGAACCACCTTCGTATACCCTTATATTATGATCGTAATCTTTAGATATGTTGGCTAGCTCTACGCCTTCCATTATTTTATTTACAATGTCTTCGTGTTTAACTAGATTATATTTACCACTATGAACTCCAAGTACTTCTTCTGTATCTGTTCTCACAACAGCTTTAAATCTCTTGGCATCAATAGGATACTGAGTATGGTTTCCTAATGCTACTAAGGGTAATTCTGTTACTGGAAACCTATAATCATCTTGTACTATATTTAATACTGAACCGTCCATTGTCTTAATTCC